TGTTTCAATGCTGAAGTCATCGTTTTCGTTTGCATCAGTTTGTCCAAATAAACTAGGGAATGCTTCAATAATTCTACTTCTAAACTCCAAAAAAAAACCTTTGCACCTAGTACAACATTCAACGGTGCGCTTTTCATTACTTCTGCATAAGTGTTTGAGCCTTGATATGGTTCTATATCGTAATAATCTTTTTTGTTCTTTACAATAGGCCTAAACATTACAGCCATTGCTTTATGCAAGTCCTTATTATCTTTTAAATTATTCTCTAGATCAATATATTCTCCAGTGCTAATTGTTTCTAAATTCGGAATAAATCCAAACTCTGTTTTACCAATAAAGAAACGGTTTACAAATTTGTGTTTATCGGTATTGAATAGATTAACCATGTGCGTAACAATATCAGCAACATCGGTAAACTTCATAAATTGTACGTTCTGCATAGGAATATTGCAAAACAAAGAAACTATTTTTTGAGATAAAAACTCTTCGTCCGTATTATTTTCAGTTGCTTTTAGGAACTCCTGATATTGCAATAACGAAACTTCGCTTAAATCACTTGGTAAATTAATTTCAATCTTCATATTAAATAGACTTTTATTTTAGTATTTCGTAACCCTAGTAAACGTAAACCTTAGAACTCAATCCACCGCTTAATTGATAGCTTACACTATATCTGATACTGTCAATCGTGTGATTATACATGTCTATTGGTGTTTTACTTTTACGCTCCAACCAACAGTAGTTGTTTAACTCTTTTATGATTTCAATACTTTCAGGATCTATAATTAATTCGTAATCCTGAAGTAAAGATATTCCGTAAATTACTGAGTCTGGTCCTTTGACTGCTCCAACTATATTAAGCTTTGTTTGTAGTTCTGCAATTAAACGTGGTTCTGCGCTATCTGCTACAATTAAATTGCGATTAGCATAGTTTGTATTCAGTTGTAAAATATCGCTCGTTGTAAGGTGTGTTTTATAATAATGTAATTTGCAGTAAATTTTCTTGTTTGCTTTGTCAATCGAAGTTTCAACTAATGTAGTCGGATCATTACTAAATCCAAAATCTTGACCGAATACCGAAGTACCTACATTCTCAAACTTTCCAATAGACCAATTAGTAAATATTACACCCTCTGCTTTGTCTAGCCAACCCCCTAATATTTGATGCTTGTATTTAGTTGGATTGTTTTGTTTAATTCGTTCAACTTCATTTATAAATGAATTATCTAAATTATCAATGTTATCTAAGTACGTTGTATGTATGTATGTAACATCGTCTTTGATTCCATTAAACCCCTCACTAACTCCTTTCTCTTCAAAAAACTTTTTATAAATCCAGTGTTCTTTTGTTGCAGGATTTAAAATTAAAATAACTCTGTTTTGTTTTCCCTTTTGCCTAATCGAAAGGTTAATTTTATCGAAAGTATTTTCATCTGTTAGCTCTTCAGCTTCGTCAACAATCCACGTCGTTACACCTTGCAAAGATTTTAAGTTTGCCGTTTGATCGCCCGAACTTGTTTTAATACCTCTAAATATTATTTCGCTTCCTGACTGCGTATTTAATATTTCCGATTTTCTTATTTCAAAGTTTCCATTCAGGTTTAACAATTCAATCTTTTCTTTAAATTCAGGAATGATTGAAAGGTGCGCTGAAGTCATTGTTTGCCTTGTGAATAAAATCCTATGTCCTACCTCAAATGACAAAAGGCTGGTAAACCTACCAACCTCAAATGATTTTCCGCTTCCACGTCCACCAGTTATAACAAAGTACCTCGTTTGATTTCCTAACTTATTCCAATTCTTCTTGTGCTTCTTTATCATAAATATTTGAAATATCGAAGTTCGTATTTTTATTTTCGCTTTCAATATACTGCATTGATAGTTTCTTTAATTCATCTGGAGTTGCTATCAATTTCATCAAAGCCATTTGAAGTGCTGGAGCGTTTGACTTATACCATTTTGAACGCATTGAAACTTTTAATTCTGTACGGTTTTTCTCTAAAGCTTCAAACATCCTTTTATAGTTGTCCGAATCGTTCGGAAAATGATCGTAAAATGTAGATTTTCTGCAAGGCAAATAAGCGATAATATCCTCAATAAAAAATAGTTTATTTTTGTTTATCTGTTCAATTGCAGTATTAAACAAGTCCTCTGTTTTATATGCCATTATTCAAAGTCTTTAGTTACTACTCCGTTTCTTTTGACTATTAATGTAGAATCTAGTTTAACCATTCGCTTTACAATTACATCGCAATACTTCGGATCTAATTCCATTCCGTAACATTTGCGTTTTAGTTGGTGTGATGCTAACATAGTTGAACCTGATCCTGCAAAACATTCTGCAACAATTCCATTTTTATTACTTGCTATTTGTATTTCGTTTGATATTATTTCAAGTGGTTTTATAGTTGGATGGTCTTTGCTTTTTTCATTGTCTAAAACAAAATATTTTCTATATTCAACATCTTTTAATCCATTGTTAAATATTGGATTTTTACTTAAATAAATAATATATTCAACATCTGAATAATGATGACCTCCAGTAAATGGTACTACTTGTTTTTTACACCAAACTAATATATTAAAATTGTATTTATTTTCTTTTGCAAAATTTAAATAATCTGGAATCAAGTCTTTATTGCAAAATATAAAGCAATTCATGTTTCCGTTAAAATATAAGGGCAAAGTTTGTAACCATTCTTTAGGTTTAAAATCTACTATGTCTTTAATCCTTTCTGCTGTTTTTGTAAAATGCTTTTGTAAAACTCCACCGCCTTGCGTTGTTATTGAATAAGGCGGATCTGTAAAAACCATATCAGCTTTTTGTCCATTCATTAACTTTGCCACTTGGTCGCTATCTGTACTATCCCCACAAAGCAAACGATGTTCTCCAATTTCATATAAATCTCCTAAAACTGTAATCGGTTCTGCAGGTAATGTTCCGTCAAAATCATCCTCTTCAGCTTCGAGTACTTCGTCTGTATCAAAATTAGGAATATCCAAACCCCAAGCATCTAACTGTTCAACGTCCCATTCATTCGCTAACATTTCAAAGTCCCATTCTCCACCGCTTGTATTATCTTTTATCAAAAATTCCCTTTGTTGTTCCTCTGTAAGGTTATCAGCAACTATAATCGGTACTTCTTTTAATCCTGCTTCTTTACACGCTTTAAATCGCATGTTACCACCCAAAATAACCATATCAGCGTTTACTACTATTGGTCGAATATCTAACATTTCAGGAAAGTCTTTGATTGACTGTACTAATTTTTCAAATTTATCGTCCTTTATTAATCTAGGATTATTAGTATTCAGCTTAATTTCTGAAATTTTAGTCTTAACGCTATTCATTAATCTTTATATTCGTTGTAAACTGTTTTTAGCTCATCAATAATTTTTATCCAACATGAAGTACAATTAGTTGCTTCTTGTTTTGAATTAAAAACTCGTTTATACATCCTTAACAATTCGTTTTGCTCACTAGGTTTTAAAGTTGTAACTGGCTTCTTAAAAAATTCGTGTAAATAGTTATATTCACTTTCTTCAAGACAAAGTGGTTTTGAGTACGGAAACAAATTATTTAACTTTGCTTTTCGTTCCTGGCATCCACAATCTTCCCCCAATATAAACTTCGCTACTTTTGCTATTCCAGTTGCTTCTAAAACGTTTTCAACTGTATCTCCTAATCCTTGTGCTTTTTTTCTTGGTCTTCCCATTATTTCTTATTTTTAATATATTCGTTTAATTGCTTTATTTCGTGCATAAGTGATTCACTTGCATTTTGCAATACTTTTTGACTTATAACAATATTTTGCATTGTAAAATCAACTTTTAATTCTAATTCTTTAATTAGTAATTCTTGAGATTCAATCCACAAATCAACTGATTTTTTATATCCTTTATCCATTATTTCTTATTTTTTAATTCTTCATACATTTGACTTAATTCTTTTAAATCATTTCTAAGCATTCTATTTTCTTCATATAAACGCTCATTTGATTTCCACAAAGTTTTACTTGAATCTTTGTATTGTGCAATATCCTTATGTAAATTAATGATTGCATCGTTTAAAATATTCAATATTTCTTTCATTTCATTTCGTTGTTAACTCGTTCAACTATTCTATTTTTGCAGTTTGTCAAAGTTGTGTGAATACTCCTTACACTTATTCCAGTTGCTTTGTGTATTTTTCTAATTGACTTTTCGTGAATCGTGTAAACTTCATAAAGTTTTTGATCGTAAAAGTCCCAGCTTTGAATTTCGCTATCAATTATTTTATTCAGCTCATTCTTTTCAATATCAAAGTTTAAATCATTGTCGCTAAAATTTTCTAAAACTTCAACCCCAACTTTTAAAACTTTGCTTTTGCTTCTTTGTAAATCGTAAAATAAGTTATGAAGTATTGAATAAATATAGGAAACGTTTAATTTATCATTCCTAATCCATACATCTTTGTCTTTGTGTGCGTGAACTTTTAGATACATTTCCTGAACTATATCTTCATGAAAATCTACTTCGCCAAACGACCTAACAATCCTTATCCAATCGTTATGCTTTTCTGAAACAAGTTTTAAAAGTTCGCTCAAAGTATAAAATATTTATTCAAATGTACAACTTTATTTTAAAATGATTGTTTTTGTCATGTTTTTTAACTAATAAACTGGACAATTTATTTCGGCATTACTCCGATACATTTAGCAACTATTGCAAAAATAACAACTATTGCCACCCCGAAAATCATTCGCTCAAAGTTTTTACCAAGCGGTTCGTTTCTGTTAAATTTTCTCATAATTTTTCGATTTCTTTTTTAACTTGTTCCCAAAGTAAATTTTTAACTATTAATACCCCACCTTTTAAATGTGTGTCTTTTTCTAATCGCAAAATAATTTGTTTTTCAAATTCTATTAACTCATCGCATAAAATCAATGCGCATGTTTTAGCAGCGTATTTGTTTGCTATAAATCCATCTAGTTCGTCCCATTGCATAGTAGGCTCGTTAAACCTTTGCATTAACTCTAGTGCTTTTATTTTAGCTTCCATAAACTAACTCAATTAATTTTCGTAAATCTCTTACATCTCGAATACCGTACAATTCAAAGTCGTTTAGTAAAACAGAATAACTTTGTCCATCAATACACATTGAAATCTCTTCAAATTCCCACATTTCAAGTATTTCATTAAACTCAAAGTCCAATGATTGTAATTGTGCTTCGCTGATCATTGTACTTCACGATTAGAAATTTCCATCCAATAGTCGTTACCTTGCGGTGTATCAATCCAATCAAATGAAAGTGAAATAAAAGCTCTAAAACTAAAATATTCTATTTTTATGTATTCGTGAAAATCCTTACAATTCTCCCTAAACTCCTTTTGCTCTTGTTCACTTAAATAAGCAAACCACTCTATACCCTTTTTCATCTTACAAACAATTTTCGTTAAACCATTCAATCGCTTCTTCATTTGTGCTGAATCTTCTAAATACTGTTTTAGTTTTTACATCTCTAATTACCCACCAGCCACGCAAGTATTTGATTTCGTATCTATGCTTTCTATCCGCTTTGATAATTGTAATTGCTAAAATCGTAAATGTTAAAAAAACAGTTAAAATAAATAATGAATCTTTCATAGTTTTTGGTTTTTAATTTCGTTAATTTTTCTGCCAATCTTTTCTACAGTACTAATATTTAAACCTCGTTCCCCCCTTAAAAACCCTAACATCTGGAGGGGGTGCACCCCAACTTTGACTGCAAAGCCTGTCGGGGTGTCATTTGTTCTTACAATGTGGTTTTGAATTACCCTAGCAACTTCCGAAGAAATATTGCTTAATTCATATACGTATTTTATTCTCATTTTTATTTATTATTTTTAATCAAAAACCTTCTTGTAAATCTAAACAATATTCAAAAGCTTCTTTGTAGCTTATAAACTCAAAAACATACAAAGTTAAATCTTGCCAATTTGAACAATCTAAGCAATTATCAATAAAAAAACTAATATCTATTTCATCAGTACTTACTAAAATTGTTCTTTGTTCAACTTCATGTACATTTTCATTTTCAAATTTTAAAAATACAACATAAACTAAACCTTTATCATTATTTGATTCAGAAATACAACCCTCTATAAAAAATAAACACTCTTCTTTATCTTGTTTTAATTTAAGAATTGGAATATCTAGAATTGAATTACTTTTTGAAAATACAAACTTCATAACTTTTAAAATTAATATGCGTTAAAGATGCGCATCCCCTTGTTTTTTTTAATTCTAAAATGGTAAATCGTCATCATCTTCCTGCATGTTCCTGATCGCTTCTTCCTGAAAATTCTCTTCAATGTTACCCATTTTTTTAGGCGCTACAGCTTGAGTAGTTGAGCCATTAATTTTCCACGCTTCAATTGTGTTGAAGTACTTTGCCTCTCCTTGTGGATTAATCCATTCACGGCCTCGCAAATTGATTTCAACCTCTACTTCTTGGCCTACATTAAACCCGTCAATTAAACTGCATTTATCCTGAGTTAATTGGATTAATAAATCTTGTGGGTACTGACTAGAATTTTCAGTCAATACAAACTCACGCTTTGAGAATTTATCACTCACTACATTTGTAGCGTTAATCACTTTAATTTTACCTTTGATATTCATATTACTTGTTTTTAAATTTAACTGTTAAACTGCTTTTTGTTGGCTTTAAAGATACTTTAGTTACTTCAATACCGTTTGCATCGTATATCGCCTCCTTTGATGCTGTAGCGACCTTAATTAATTCCTGGCGTTGTTTAATTTGCAAAGTTAATTCACGTATTAAAAAATCTTCGTCGTAGTTCAATAACTTGCTACCCTCTTTTGATGTGAATTCTACACCAGCAATGATAAAAGTCTTATCGTATTTTGTCGCTTCGTACATTGCAAGGCTTTCAACTTTGCGTTTGGCTTCGTCAAAGATTTTCTCAAGTTTTTTAAATGTAGCGAATACATCTAGGGCTGTTACTTCGCCATCTTCAACTCCGTTTATCAAAGTTTGTATTGTGCTTTCAACCGTTGGTATTAAACTATCCTTTGCTACTACTAAGTCAAAGTTAGCGTTTGGTTGAGCGTTTGCCCAACCGTGTGCCTCTGCATCTCTATCGATGTCTAAATTGTTTTCTATTTGGTTTTCCATTTGGTCAAAATATTCTCTACTACTTCTACTCATGATTATTTTAATTGTGCTAATTGATTAGCGGTTAAACTGAAATTGTTAATTAAACTTTGTTTTGTTGCCTTGCCGTCTGCAATAGCTTGTAAAGCGTTTGTAAATCTTTCGTCTGAAATAAGCTCTTTTTTACTGGCCTTGTTTGCGTCATCGTCTTCAGCTTGTAAACTCAATAAACTTTGCAATGTGTAACGTCTAAAATAAGTTATTGCACTGCCTAACTTTTGTGGATCACTTAACACCGGTAAAAGAATAGAACTCTCAATACTTAATTCTGTTTCAACATCAAATATTACAGTACAAACTTTGCCCTCTGCAATAGGTTGTAACATCAATAAACCTTTTTCAAGTAGTATCGGTTCAACCGCATCAATTAAAGCGTTTAAATCAGCATACGTGTTTTTAAAATGTGGATTCTTTGAATTTTTAGAAACTTTGCCTACTTCTCTTTTTACTTCAGCAAGTTTTAAATACAAGTTTTTCATAAATAATTAATTTTCGTTTACGGTACAAATATATATATTTATTTTATATATACAACAAAAAAAGTTTTTTTTTTTTATTTATGTGTATTGTGGTGTATTTTCACGCTCCTTTTTCAAAACGCTAATATGCTGCATGATTGTATTATTTACGTCTTGACTTGAATCAAACATAAATTTTAATCTGTAAAAATAAGACTCTGATAATTGTTGTTGCTCCATTGCTATCATTGAATCAGCTCTGGCATACGCATCGGATTTCCCTATTGCATTTCCCTCAACTAACATTTCTGCCATTGTTTTCCTGCGTACTGATTCCGTTGTGTATTCGTATTCTTTCCAGGTTTGCCTTGCTTTACCCAGTTCAACTGATAGCATAAACATATTACCGCAAATTTTTTGCCTTGCATACATTAGGTCTTCTATATTTGAGTAATCTTTTGGCAAACATTTATACCATTCTACAATAGTAATTACTTCTTCTATTAATTCGTCAATTCCTTGCATTTTGCTTTGTATTTAGTTATTAATTTTTCCAGTTCGTCTTTAGACCATTTCTTTGTAACATGTGCTTTTTCATGCAATTTTATTAAACGTTCCCCTCCAATCCTTTTTTCAATTCCTACCTGATAATTCAGCAGGTTACCACTTAGATAAGTATTGCAATATTCGCATTGCAAGTGTACGTTATCCTCATCAAACCTTAAATTGCTATGTCCACCTGAAGAAAAGTAATGTCCGGCATTTTCTTTTAATGCTTTTTTCTCACATGAAATACACATCTGCCCTTGATCACGTAAACGAATAAATTTATTAAAAACTGCCTGAGCTAATTTTAGATAATCGGAGTTTGTAAGTAAATCTTTTTTCATTTCAGATTTCTTTTTTTTCCATTGCTTATCCTTTACTTCGCTTACAAATATTTCCACGCATTCAGGTTTTACCATACAAAATTTTTGCAGGAAAGTTTTAGGCTCAAATTTATCTTTACAGTTTTTGCACTTCATTTTAAAACATTTTTAATTGTGCCACGTGGTTTTTAATTCGATCAATAGACTTATCGTAATACTCTTTATCCAATTCACAAGCAGTTAAATCAAAACCGTAATCATGACAAGCTATTGCAATAGAACCACTACCTAAATGTGTATCGAGTATTTTATCGCCTTGCTTTGCAAATTCTTGTAATAAAAAAGAATAAAGATTTATAGGTTTTTCAGTTGGGTGAAATCTATTAGGATTCATAAAACCTTGTAATTTACTTCTTGAATACCTATAAATTCTTTCAGCTCCTATAAAAGAAGTCCAAGCTAATTCAAAATGACTTTGGTCTTGGTCTAACATTTTATCCCAAACAATCCATTTATTGCCACTATCTAAATACTCCATAAAATAATTAGCACCCCAAACTATTTGATTTTTTGAAACCCTAAATAATTCGTCCCAATATTTTTTATGTGGAGTTTCATTATCCCAATCTTTACCTATCCATTTTTTAGGTTTTTCTTTTGTAGTTCCTTGAGCTTTATGCATTCCTATCCCATAAGGCGGGTCAACTATTGCCAAATCAAAATAGTTATCGGGGTAACGTGCCATTAAAAGCATATTATCTTCATTCGTAATTGTTATTTTATTTGTAATATTCATAAATTATTTATTTAGTTCAATCAATATTTCAATGATTATTTTTTTTGCTAAAATACAATCTTTGCTTTTTCGTGGATCAATTCCTTTTGCTAAAATTGCTTCAACATTTTCTTTTTGCTTTTGAGCTGTAAAGTGAATATTTTGACAAATGAAATAATTACATTCAACCGCTTGATTTGGGAAATTTAAAAGTTCCTGGACTAACTCAAAAAATGGTTTTTTATTTAATTCTTCAAATGTTAACATAACGCTCAAAATAAAGTTTTATTAATTCATTTGCAAAAGTCCATTTAGGATCTAATAATTTTTCCAACCATTTAGAAATTTCCTGCTTTTCACATTTATCTAGTTCAATATGTTTTGCTGTGTTATTTTCCTGAAGGCATTTTTTAAATAATTCATCTTTTTCAGCTTGTTCAAATTTGCCTAAAATTTCATCACTTCCATTTGCTTTGTGTTGGCTCAATATTGAATAAGCATTTACTGCCGTTCCTAACCAAACTTTTTTATTTATTGATTCCATTAAAATTTGCAAAGATTCCATTTCAAACCTTTCACGTAAAATTCTGCTTTGGTTTTCGCTTTCAATTTCCCTTTCAATTTCCTTAATTTTTGAAAGTAAAGTTATCTTTTTATTCCAGTATTGCTTTATTGGTAAAATTAATTCATCTCGTGTAATCGAAACAAACTGTTTTTTATCAATTTCAGCGTCTTGGTAAGCGTTTTTAATATCTTGTGTAGTAATTCCTATAAACTTATCAGAAATAGCCTTAAAAGTAATATTTATCAAATCACTGTTTATGTTTGCTGGAGCTATTCCGTATAAAATATTACAAACTGAAATCAAAACATCTTTTACTGTTTTTGGATTTTCAGTTACGTATTCAGAAGTTTCCAACATTTTCAAAGCTTGTGAACTCGATATTTTCGTTATTTGGTTTTGATTCGCTAAATTCACTATCCTCTCCCAGTATTCTGGATTTGGCTTCTTGTAAACGCTCATCTGCTGTTTGTTGTTTGTTTCCATTGTTTCCATTGTTTAAGTTTTTATTCGTTAAATATTCATTTTTAAATCCACTCCAGGAACTGGTAACGCAAATTTCTAAAATTTTATTTATTGGTAAATTAGATTTTCTTATTTCAGTTATAAATCCTTTAAATGCTGTTTCTGTATTTACAGCTTTCTTAGCTTTTCTAACTTGTAACCATTCATCAACTAAATTTTCATTAAAACCATAAAGTAAAAGAGCGGAGCGAAAACTAAATTTATCTTTTTTATTATTATTTACATTAAGATTTTCATTTACATTTACATTAACATTTACATTAGCTTTCTTTTCGCTTAATTCTTGCTTCTGTTTTGCTTCTGTTTCGCTTTTATTTCGCTTTGTTTTTTCAACCTTACCGTTATTGTAACGTTTTATATTTGCGTCAATTTGCGGTTTTATTAAAGTCCAAATAGTCTTGGAAATTCCTTTTAATTCAGGTTCTAAAAAATCTAATCCATAGCTGAAAATAGCGTTGTAAATTTCCCCTTGTTGCTCTTTTGATAGTTCCTTTATCGCTTCATAAAAACTACGATAAAAAATCATTGAATCTCTTTTTTCCATAACTAAACTAATAAAGCAATTTGTTTTCTTAACTCCCGACTTAATCTGATTGCAGTTGCTTTATCTAAACAAATATGTTGTTTATTATAACAATGTTCGCAATCTTCATCCTTAGTAATAATAGTTAATTCGTTTTGTGCGTTACAGAAAACCTCAAGAGATTCTTTTTCTGTTTTGCTTTTTTCTGTTCCGTAGAACTTTAATACTATTGCCATAATCTGTGAATGTTTTATAAAAACAAACAAAATTTTAATTAAAAAAAAAGCCCTTATAAATCCGTTGGGGCTTCACATCCAATTTCATTACAAGGGCAATAACATTTTTAAGTTCTATAGTGTGAAGCCGAACCGAATACAAATATAACTATTATTTTTTAATCAAACAACAATTTGCATTTCTGAAGCAACTTTATCAAAAGCTTCAACACAATCTAAATAATTTTGTGTTTGATTTGGCAACTGTGCCGTTAAATCGTAAAGCTCAATTTCTTCACTGGCTAAAAACCTTTTTACAGTTGCTATAAAATCGTTGTATTTCTTTTTCTTAATTTGCTTGTACTTGTTACCAGTACCAGTAATATTATCCAAAGTATGTATTGCGCTCTGAATTTGAATTGAAGCTAACATTACAGTCGCTAAATCTTTTTTTTGTTCTTCTGTTAACATATCAAAGTGTATAATCGGTTAATGTGATCTTCATTTTTTTGATGGTTCATAAATTTATTATCAGCTTTTTGCTCAATAATCTTATACCAAAAACCCTCTTTACCTTTTGATATTATTTCGATAATCTGAAACCTTGTTGTGTTTGACCATCTTTGACCTATTTTTACTTTTTCCATTCTCATAAAATATTCATTACTAATTCGTGTGCATCTATTAAATTACCCTCAATATGAAATTCAATTATTTCTTTTAATTCCTGCATTGTAAAACTAACTGAATACGTTTTGTTTCCTTTACAATCTTCGCATTTAATAGTTTCGTAACAACCCCCACAACATACATTTGCAGGAGCTGAACAACTTGGACCAGCTTCATAAGATCCAATTCCGTTGCATTCTTTACAATCTAATTCAAAAGTGATATTTTGCATGTTACAAGTTTTTAATTAATTCTTCTTTTTCTTCGTTTGTTAAATGTGCGAAGTTTCTGTACGAACTTCCTGAAGATGGACTGTAACAATAAATTCCTTTTGATATTGAATGTAAATAACCGTAAACTGGACAAGTACAAGGTGAGTCCCAAAACTTGCCAAAATCTCCTACTTTTATTTCCCTAGGTTTTTCGACTAAATAAAAACCGTAACTTTCAGCAATTATTTTAAGCGCATCTAATTCCATTTTTACCTCTTCTTTTGGATTTAAAAGTTGTTGTAATTGGTCTAAATTTATTTCTGCTTCTGAAGTCCATACAAAGCTAAAAGTATTCCATTCATTTGAAGTGTCAAATCTTAAGTACTTATACTTTTCATCAAAATTAATACATCCTATATTTTCCCCAGCATTTTCCAAAATAGAATTAGCTCTTTTTCTTTTTTCTGCGCTATCAATTACAACGTAAATTCCTTCTTTTTTCATCTTACTTCTTTTTTAAAATTAATATTGTTTGTTTGTCTCCGTTTATACCAACCGCATGGATTAAATTTTCAACTTGCTTCATTTTAATTACTGATTGAAACATATCAAAGGAAATTATCGGATTTGATGCAGTTCCTTTTTTTGCTAAATAACGCTCAATTTCGTATTCTTTTAACCAAAATGGGCTGAACTTAGTTTCTTCTTGTTTGGACCTGGCAATAGCTTTGTAACGATCCAATGTTGAATTATAACTCATCTCAATTAATCGTTTAAATAATAATCGTAAGTAATTCTATGAATCATTTTGAAATTCATATCAACTCGGTAACTACCATGCAACATGCGATCAAAATATTCTGATTTGTAAAATACTGTTTGGTTTTTACTAAATTCTTGTTTAGTAATTCTGCGCAAATGATTTGCTTTTGTTTTGCTGGTGATGTCTGCTTTAATTCTCATAACTTTTATTTTTTCGTTTCGTTTGTGCAAATATACATATTTATTTTATATACAACTATTTTTTATAAGTTTCTTGATAATATTGTTCGCCAATATTACCGTACTTAGTTTCTAATGGATTTACATGGTAAGCATCAATTATCTGTTGCTTTTCTAGTTCTAAGGCTTGTTTACAATCTGAACTATATAAAGTTCCTTGTCTTACCCATTTGTCAACTAAAAATTCTACTGCTGTTTGATTTTTTAGTTCTGCATTCATTGCCTTATAATCTCTTTCGTCCATCTTAATATTTATTTGATTGTGTAATAATTAATGATCGTTTCAACTGCTTTGTGTCCTTTTCAAGTTCTTTAATCTCTTTTTTTAGAGTTATAATTTCTTCCTTTTCATCGTTAATTTCGTCAATAAATCGCATGTCAATTATAACATCACTATCAAGTCTTTTTTGCAGTTCCTTAATCCTATCATTCAAAACAATAATAATTTTCTCACGTCGATTTATTTTAGATTCTAGGCTTTCAATTGTTTCTTTCTTTGTCATACTAAATAAAACATAAAGTAATTAATCCTACTACATGCAATACCCAAATTGCTAAATAAATTTTCTTTTCGTTTTTCATAATTTTTAATTTTTAATTAATTTAAACTGTGCCAAAACTCCAGTTTTTTAATAGTTTTGGCTAACTATAAGGCAAATCTACAAACTCAATTTTGATTAAATACTATAATTGTGATGAACGGTAAATATCAATGATAAACGGTAAAAACTAAAAAAGCACCCCTCTCGAAGTGCTTTAATGTACCTAAACGAAAACTAAAAACTTAGTATTTATGAAAAAACTTAAGCAAAGATAATTAAAATTCGTCAACAATTACCATTGACCAAATCTTTTGAGGTTCTAATAAATTAATTACTTTCAAATAGGTTGGTATGTCATTTAAGACAATGCAACCCTCGCTCCAACCCCCGATATTTTTCTTTACTATTTTACGGTTTATGTCATGATCTGCAGGATGAAAATTGAAACCTCGAATATCTGTTTTAACCTCAGTTGTTGGATTCGTTTTTCCGTCGTTTGTAAAGTCCCTTTGATATTCAAAACCTACTCTTTGAAGTCCCGCTTTTACTTTGCCTTTGTGCTTACCAATTTGATACGCTCCATAGTTCCAAACATTCGCACAAACAACTCCAGTACCTTTATTTCCTTTGTTAGTTGTGCATGAAGTAACCAGGACAAACTTTGAGCCACGAAATAAATACAATTTATCGTCGAATTTATCCGTTTCATCTTCATTTGACCGAACTGCTAAAATCCAAAACGTCTCAGGAATACCTTTGTAACCTCTTACAAGTTTGACTTTCTCTAGTAATTCAATATCAGTGTAACTTCTAACGTTGCTCATTTAATCCAAATTTAAACCGTAACTATTTAAAATTTCCCTAATTTCTAAACGTACCGCATCAGCAACTTCAATTTCTGCATTTGATGCTTTTTCGCTGTACTCTAAAATACTTGATTCGTATTTTACAACCCCTCGCAACTTTTGGTCAATGTCCCAAACGGCTAATTTCCACTTATAACCATCTAGTGCCGTCCTAGCTTCGTCTTGCTCCTCACACGAATCGAATTCTAAAATTATTTTTGCCATTTTTTTTTGATTAATATATTAGCTAATTTACTCAAATAAACCCTTTTTGACTAATATATTAGTCTAAATTGGAAAACCTTTTGAATCTAAATTTTTATGCGTTTTATCTCCTGTGCGCTTAACGCTTAACATTAAGATACGA